AGCGTGGCGACTTCGTTTAGGGTCGCATAGTTTCTGTCCTAAGAGCGCTGCTTGGCTATGGATAGCCTTACCACTTCGTTAGAAATGGGGACTATGAAAAGCCTTACGTTGCTCTGGAAAGTGTTGCTCAATGACTTGGGCAACAGATGCTGCACTAGCACGGACCGTGATATAAAGACATTCACGGATCGGTACGAACACGAGGGGTTGTCGTTTCTCACGATTACCCTACCTCGCTTTGGAAAGGACTTTTAAAAAAGTCTTGACCTAGGCAAGGTCGACTCCAGCCTGTTTGCCGGTTTCCGGCGTTCAGGAGGTCTCCCTGTATTCTTACAAGGTTTCCTTCGTCGTGTATTCGACCCTAGTGGTGTGGTGCTGCCAGATCCGGACATTAACTCGATTTATTCTGTTAGACAGCTTTGTTTTGTCTTCGAGAAGATCGAGCTCGAATGTTCGAAAGAACGATTCGAGAAAGCGATGTCCGGGTATGTGCAGACTGAAAGAGATGTCAAAGCGGCCGATGGAGGGGCTCCCGAAAGGGAGCTTCTACATCTCCGCAGTTCTTTCGCCATGCTTTTTGGCGATTCAATCGACCGACTTAATCGCGATTTGCGAGATGGACGGTACGATCGTTTCATGCCCAAGCATGGACCGGGAGCTACAGCAGACAATCTGGTTGGTAACCAGAAGTTTCAACAGTCTAGCTGGAACGCCCGGCTTGAAAGAATACTACCGGCTGGAGAGTTCATTATCCCCAACTGGAAGTATCATGCCCAGTTACAGGGCATTGACATCCTTTCACCTGGAGCAGAGCAACCCGTTAGGGTTATTTCTGTTCCTAAAACGCTCAAGACGCCTCGTATAATCGCGATTGAGCCGACTAAAATGCAGTATGCACAGCAGTCGGTTCTCCGCGCTATACTCGATTCTTGGAGAGAAGATGAATTCATATCCAAGTATGTCACGCTTCAGGACCAAACGCCTAACCAGCGTATGGCCCGTGAAGGATCAATCAGTAACAGGCTTGCCACGATTGACCTTTCAGAAGCTAGTGATCGCGTCTCGAATCAGCTTGTGCGTTTCCTGTTTGCTCCTTGGCCTGATTTTCACGAGGTCTTGGATGCTTGCAGGAGTCGTTCAGCTGATGTGCCTGGCTTTGGCGTTTTGCGCCTTGCCAAGTTCGCGTCGATGGGCTCGGCTCTTACGTTCCCGGTTGAGACTATGGTGTTCCTTGCTATAGTCTTTAATCGGTTGCGAAAGACCCACCCCACCGCTTCGGTGCAAGATCTCAAAACACGAGCTCTTGCATCAACGCGTGCCTACGGGGACGATTTAATTGTCCCCGTAGCTATAGTGCGCGATGTGATCGCCGATCTTGAACTTTTTGGTTTCAAGGTCAATGACGACAAGACTTTCTACAATGGTTCATTCAGAGAGTCTTGCGGGAAGGATTACTATGATGGTGTCGACGTTAGCGTTTGTCGGCTCCGTCAGGTTATCCCCTCGTCACGTCGCGACGCAAGTGAGGTCGTGGCCATGGTCTCTTTTAGAAACCAGTGTTACTTTGCTGGTCTCTGGGCCACATGCCAATGGCTAGACAGCAGGATCGAGCGATTGCTCGGTGTATTCCCACTGTTGTCACCGACCTCGCCAGGTCTGGGCAGACATTCTCACCTCCCCCTTGAGGGTTATCCCTCAAAGGTGAGAGGAGAGTACCAGCGGCCTGAAGTTAAGGCTTGGGTACCTTCCTCGACTATACCTAAGAATGGTATAGACGATTGGCCTGCTCTTGTGAAGTGTTTAACCCAGGGTGAAAACCCTGACACGACACACCTGGAGCGTTCCGGGCGTCCGAAGTCGCTTAGCATCAAACTTCGGTGGACCTCGCTAGCGTAGCTAGTGAGGCTTGGGCTTGGCCCAATGAGGAGATCGAGTGATCTCCCGCTGACGCCTCGGCGTTGGCGGAGGAGATGCACTTGGCAGTGC